CCTTTGACAAATCCGAGTTTTTCATCGTTTTTTACATTGTCATCCTTGGATAAGTCAATGCTTGTCCATGCTGAGAAAAAGCTTTTATTCATATGCACCTCTTAGATAGATTGTAACACTAGGTCTAGGAATGGACTTGACTTTTCAGCCAAAGCCCTCTCATGTTGACGGATGATTTTCTTGCACCATGTAAAGCCCGCATCACCGCCCCAAAGTAACCATGAGATATAGGCCTTGCTCTTTCTATCATTGTGATAACCTCGTTCTTTATAAACCTTGTGGCGTGAAAAGAACGAGTACATTCGCTTGATAGTGTCATAGGTGACATTACCATGAATAAGAGAGTTGGTACGAGCAACACCACTACCAATTTTAAGCTTGCCCGCTTGTTGTGTAGTAAGTCCACCTTTCCCACCCGTCTCAGCTCTAAGCTTTAAACCACGCTTAGCATTTTCTTTGACGGTCTTGGGGACGGGGTAAGATAATTTCGCCTCAGCCATTTTTTAACCTCGTGAAAGTTTTTGTTAGTTTAAAGTGTTTTATATTCTTTTGTTTTGGATAGATATACGATTACTATTCTATATCCGATACGATCTGAGGCTCTTGCGTATTTTGTTCTTGTGTAGGTTGTGTTGGAGCATTAAAAAGAGGATTGCCTATTTTGTCTCCCATAGGATGAGGTGGCAAATCATACTTGGCTCTAATCTCATTGAGAGTCATGAAAGCCAGCTTTTTAAGATCCATTTCAAGTTGTTTATCTTTAGGTATGCTATCAAGCCCTACAAATGTAAGTTCGTACCTTGAGTCAACCTGATCAATGATATACCTATTGATCCAGCTCTCTATTGCTCTAAGTAAAGGCCTAAGACCTTTCTCTTTAGATAGGATTGCACGATCTTGTACCCCCATAGAGAAAATAGCTGAGTTTTGACCCTCTACCCCAAAGTTAAAACCGATTTCGGCTGGATCGATCTGAAACATAGCACAAGTGATTTTGAGCAAATAATTCATCCATTCTTGGTATTCCATCTCCCTATTTGTGTTGCTCAAGTTAATGCTTTGTACTTCCTCATTATTGCTTGGATCAAGCTGAATAAGAGGTGTACGCTTTGAATTACTTGCCCCCGTGAGCATTGAATAAAATTCTTTTCTAAAGCTCTTAAACAAGTTTGGATTCATCTTTGATTTGATTGCGATAATCCCACTAGCACTAATCCCATTTGTAAAGTTGTTGCTATTGAATATTTCAGCATTACAAATATGAGTAATGACCTTTACAAGTTCCTCTAGTTCTGGAAAACCGTACCCTCTAAATCTAATCTCTGATCTTGGTCTACGAATGCCCCAACACAAATCTAGAGCCTTGTACTGAGCGACAATTTGATTATTTAGCACCTGAACAAATTGCACGCCATCGGGGGAGCGACGGCCTTGTTTTTTCTCTTCATCGGTAAGGGCTGATCTTCTAATTGTTGAGCTATCCACATTGAGAAAACCACATACATATCCATCTTGATTACGAACGATTTCAAAGCATGCACGAGATGTGTTAGTTGTTGGTTTAAACACGGTTGTTTCCTTAGTTGTTTCAGTTGTGGTTGTTTCAGGTTGTTCCCAAGATTGCAGTATCTTCTGCATTGCAGTTTGTAAGTCAGGCATCATCATCCTCAAATAGGTTAAGTTGTTTGGGGTCGGGCATTGTGTGGGCTAAATCTTCCATGTCACGCAAGCGCATTTCTAGGCGTTCGCATAACACTTTGATTAGCCCTGACTGTCCATCAGCAAACCGAATTAGTTCTCGGTCAGTCAGGTTGTCATAGTTCATGTAAGCTCCATAAAGTTAATTAAATTTCCGTCATCGTCAGTTGTGAACCATACGATGTTGTCAGGGGGCGGTGCAGTTACCCGCTTCAAATGCCCACCCACCGTTGCTACATCCCTGATTCTTGATAGCCAATCAGGTAAGTCAATCACTAGACCATGAGAGGACTCCTCGTGTCCATCACGCCATTTCTTTAGCGAGTATTCATCAGCGCGTTCTTCGTATCTACATTCGTACATAGGTTTGTCTTTGTGGTATCCAAGCTTATGTTCTAGTGTCCGAAGTGCATCGGACTTCGCTCGTTCAACTGTCTCGGTGTAATCAGTCATTAGTGCTTTCATTTTCCCCATCATCTACCCCCCAATCAAAGGCGTTTAAGATCTCATCCACCTTGATCTTGGTAAGTGCACGAGTGCTATCTTCTTCCCGCAATTCTTTAGGTGTTACCCCAGACAATACCTCCTCAAGCTTACGCGAAGCTTTCGTGAGCGCAGGGTCATTGGTAATGTTCATCACTTGCAACAACTCACACAAGTCAACTGCATTGGTCACGGTCGTGTCGTGGAAGGTACGCTTCTTGCCGTCCTCATCCACAGTCAAGCGGTCACTCAACTTACTGATGGCGTTATACAAACGAGTCCACGAATCTTGGTTCGCTGCTTTCAACTTAGCGTCAAGCTTGACTTCGTAGTCTGCGATCAGTTGGCGTTGTACTTCGCTCTCAACATCCAGTCGGAAGTCACCACCCGTAGGCAATGGAGTGAACGATGCCTCCATACGAAAACGCTGTGCCACCTTGCCCCTGCTTGGGTACTCGCTACGATCAAACAAGGTGCCGAGTTGGAAGGCCGCCCCCGCCACGAGTGTCTCGTACTTATCCAAGAACGCATCGACAAGTCTGTCAAACTCAGTACGGTATCTGCCCATCGTTTGTTGGTACTCCATCAAAGCGGCAGTGGGCAAGAGCCTTGCACCTTGGTCATTCCAAGGGAGCGTCAAGCGATAGTGTTCAGCACGAGCACGAGCCTGAAACTTAGTGATGGCTTCCAACTCTTTGCACTCAGCAAACAAGTTCTTGTACACCGATGCCGCCTTCTTAGAGCCTGAGCCCTTGGCGTTAGTGACCTCGGCTTGCGTACTCTTGTCTTGCTTACGACCTGAGTAGATTGCAATGTTTAAGTCCACCATCATGGCGGAACGAGCGACGCCTGCAATAGGCTTTTGTGTTTCGATTGTGTAGTTCATTTGATTCTCCAATAGTTCTAAGCTTAGAAGTTTATGTTGTGACTCGGATGGTTGAGTTGTCGTCTAGTTTCATCGTCAGTTTTACCGTGTCGATGTAGTCTTGGTTCACTGGTGACACAGTGAATAGCTCGTGTGTTACGACCGGCTTGATAACCGGTACATATGCGTTGTTGTACCCTTGCGAGCCTTGGTAGTTGCCCACATGAGTTTCGGTTAGGTGCTCGGCATGGGACAGCATGTCCGTTAGGATTTCAAGTTGCCCTGCATCCACTAAAACATTGTGCCCATTGATGGTCATCTTAAATTTCAAAAGTTCACCTGTATGGTTCGTTCTACATACATGTAGTTCTCGGCATCGCCTGTACTATCGGCTTCAATATCCTCATCCTCCTCACCGATACGCAGGAACTCGTACTCGTAGCCAAGCTCTTGCACCTCTGATAAGAACTTAACAAACCTCTGAACCTCAGGGTACGAGTCGTACCACTTAACTGAGTTGGCATCGAACTCAAGCACACGATGCTTGTCATTCCAACTGAAATAGTCCTCCCCCCATGCCTCAAACACATCTTTAAATGTGGTGTTCATTAGCGTCTTAAGCTTGTCGTATTCCAACAAGTTGTGTTCACCCCCGAGGGGGTAAATGAGTGCCTTCACATCTGATCTGTATCCCATTTCAATTCTCCCCAGTTACAAGTAAAGCCGTAGCCACGGCATCGGCTAACGCCTCGTCATCTCTGACGATGTACAAGTGAACATCCCAATCTGCATTGGCATGCTTGCGGTATGCGATCTCTAACACCTTGCCATTGATCGCACTCAAAAGTTCCACGCGCTTGTTGCCTGCCTTGGCAGTAATTGAATGTTGCGACGAAACGGTTGAGTTTTGCAGTGCAATACCTTCCCGCAACACAACGCGTTGCATGCGTCTGCGGAACCAACTAAAAAACCAATCCATAATATTCTCCAATAGTTCTAAGCTTAGAAGTTTTAAACTTCGACACGAATCGTTGTGCCGAACGGTGCAACCAAGTCAGAGGTCACAGCCCACAAGGTAGGCACATTGGTGCTACCCCAGTCACCGACATAGCCATCGGTAAACTGCACAATGGCTTGAGGGTTGATGTTGTGTTCCTTGAGGTACTTGAACAAGCATGCACCATCCGTACCGCCACCACCCTTGATGTTCAAGTTCTGTACAGCGAACTGCCCTTCCTCGAATGTCTGATGCCCTGCTACATCGGTGTCCCAATAGATCACATGAACCTTGGTTGGCTTGACCTCTTCAATGATGGTCTTGATCTCAGACACAAACACAGTCATCTCATCACCACCAAAGATTGAACCCGATGTGTCGAAGCCGATTACGAGCTCTGTCATAGTAGTGCCGACCATAGAAGGCATGTAAACATCGTAGCTCAAGAACCTACGATTAGGCTTACGCCATGAGGACTCGTCACGACCCGCGCATGTCTCGGTAATGAAGTCACGCATTACTTTCTTCCAGTCGATCTTGGGTTGCAACAAGTCACCGAACACACCATCCTCGTTACCGGCACCTTTACCCTGCATCTTGCGACGCACGATCTCACCTTGACGAATGGCTCGTTGGATTTCATTGGCGCGCTCTTGCTCAGTCGCAGGGTCGCCATCCTTAGCGTTCTCCCAATCATGCTCATCCATACCACCGCCACCATCGTCACCATCGTCGCCACCGCCACCACCACCACCGCCTTCCTCTTGCTCTTGCTTGAGGTCTTCGAAGATGTGCTTGACTGACCACCCACGATACTTAGGGTCAGGCTGAACACCAAGCGCAGGCATTTGAACGAAGCCTTCACCGGCATCCGTATCTACCAATGACAAGTTAACAAAGTGATCTGCTGCGATGTTGGCTAGCTGTGCGTTCTCGTCATGCAATGCTGACCATACTTGCAAGTGACGATAGGCTTTGTGCTGTGCCTCGTGCAAGATAAGGAAGCGCAACTCAGGGTCAGTCTTCATGTGCGCTGAGATGAAGTCAGGGTTGTAGATAACATCCCAACCGTTGGTAGCTGCAGTAGGTACATCGTTGTTTACCTTGACTTTGCCACAGGCGAGGATACCGCTATACACGCAGAACTTTTTATGTTGCATGATTGCGATGTGTGCTTTTTTGATTCGGTCTTGTACATTCATGGTTTTCTCCAATAGTTCTAAGCTTAGAACTTATGTGTTGTTGGGATAGGGAACTCTTCATCTTTATCTAGTAGCCGTGCAATGCGCTCGGCTATGGCGATCTCTTCGACCGTGCGTTCTTTTAGGAACGCTTCTGCCAACTGCTGTCTTAGCTTGGCTGTCCTCACAATCAGGTGAGTCGCCTTGCCTTGATCAACAAACTTAAGCTTCGTGATGTTATGCGTACACCGTTCGTCAATCGTTTTGTAGAAGTCTGATCGCGTGGGTCTGTATCTACCTTCGCCGTCGTCATACCCCATCTTCTGCAAGGTGCAGTCAGCTTCAAGCAAGCCAACCATCTCGGACAAGTTATCGGCAGTGATCGGGCGGGGTGTGGTAAACGACATGTAGTCTGCGCCTTGCGCTACATACACGATAGGTCTTTCACCCGCTAAACTAAAGATCAACTCTCGCACATCCCTAGTCTTGCTTGACCACCCACCGATGTGATTGCCCGATGCAATACTCTTGCGCGCCATGTTGCGGAGTGTCTTGGTCAGGCGTGTTGGGTTAAAGGTTGCCACGGTCTTAACACCGGGGGCTTGCAGTTGTCTTGCGATTGCGTACATGTGGCTCATGATTGTTTCCTAAGTAATGCGGTTTGAATGTTCCACGCATCCTTCGATAAGTGATAGCGTGGGCGTGGGGGTGTGTAAGACTTACTGATGCGATCAGGATGCCAGTCTTTCTTCATGACCACGATGGTCTTTCCATTAGAGTTTCGTTCAATGACTAACATCACGGTCTCCAGTAGTAAAGGTCAAGGGCTAGCACGATGAGTGCAAGGGCGAGGAGTAAGCGCTCGAAGCGCTCCCATTTAGTAAACATGTGGTTCTCCAAAAGTTCTAAGCTTAGAAGAACTTGCCGAGCTTGGCTGCTTGTGCCGTGAACTTACGGCTACCACATGCCATACCTACCTTGGCTTTGTTGGA